CAAGATGCCGGCCGAGATGCGCCACGAGTTCGAGTGGTCGGCCGAGCGGTTCTGTATGAAGGCGGCCCCGAACGAGAGTTTTGCGGTGGCGCGGACCTCTCGGCCGGAGCGCCCGGAAGCCCTGCAGGGGTTTCACGCGGAACATTTGCTGTTCGTGATCGACGAGGCGTCGGGCATCCCCGAGCAGGTGTTCCAGGTCGCGGAAGGCGCGCTATCCACGGAAGGGTCGTTTGTAGTGATGGCGGCGAACCCGACGCGGATGGAAGGCTACTTCTTCGACTCGCACCACAAGATGCGGGATCGTTGGTCAGCCTTGCATTGGAACGGGGAAGAATCGCCGCTGGTGTCACGCGAGTACATCGCGGACATGGCGGCCAAGTATGGCGAGCACAGCGCCATCTACCGCATCCGGGTGCGGGGCGACTTTGCAGGGAACCCGGATGGCGTCATTCCGCTGGACATCATCGAGTCCGCAGTAAACCGCGACATCAAGCCCTATGGTCCGATTCGCTGGGGCTTGGATGTGGCGCGCTTCGGCGAGGACCGAACGGCCCTTGCGAAGCGCCAGGCGAACAAGCTCCTAAGTCCGGTCAAGTGGTGGACGGGCAAGGACACGATGCAGGTAGCGGGGTTGGTGAAGGTCGAATACGACGGCACGCCGGCACCGTTTAAGCCCGAGGCGATCTGTATTGATGTGATCGGGATCGGGGCTGGGGTTGTGGACCGTTGCAAAGAGCTTGGGCTGCCCGTGTTGGGAGTCAACGTGGCCGAGTCGCCGAGCGTCGAGGATCGCTACGAGCGGTTGCGAGACGAATTGTGGTTCAAGGCCCGCGAGTGGTTCCAGGGGCGTGATGTAACGATGGTCGAGGATGACTCCTTGGTAGCCGAGCTCACGCTGCCGACGTACCAAATCCGCAGTAGCGGAAAGATCAAGGTAGAGGGCAAGGACGAATTGAAAAAGCGTGGCGTAACGAGCCCTGATCTGGCCGACGCCTTCTGTTTGACGTTCGCACAGGGGCAATCATTGATGACGAAGTGGAAGCCGCTGCGCTACGACAACCGAGGCATCTACTGACATGGCATTGCAGATGAGCGAAGCCTCTTTGGTTGCGCTCATTGAGACGATGGAAGCGGACTGCTATGGCGAAAGCGACGGTGAGCTTTCGCGCGAGCGGTCCGAGGCGCTGGACCGCTATAACGGCGCGCTGTTGGGCAATGAGGTAGAGGGGCGCTCGGCCGCTATCTCTACGGACTTGCGCGATACGGTAGAGGCGGTGGTGCCGCAGTTGCTGCGCATCTTCCTGTCGGGTGATGACGTGGTGCGGTTCGACCCCCGCGGCCCCGAGGATGACGCGGCCGCCCAGCGTGAATCGGACTACTGCAATTTTGTGATGACGCAGCGCAATCCCGCGTTCCAGATTTTCTCGACCTGGTTCCGCGACGCTCTGCTGCAGAAAAATGGGTACGTTAAGGCGTGGTGGGAGACGCGCTCGGATGTGGTGGTGGAGCGCTACTACGACCTATCGGACGATGCCTTGGCGGTGCTCATGGCGGACCCGTGCGTGCAGGTGGCGGGGCATTCGGCCAAGCCCGATCCGTACCTAAACGTACCAGCTGCGCAGGCGATGCAGATGGGGCAACCGCCGGCCATGTTGCACGACGTGGAGGTGCGCCGGGTCCATCAGAAGGGCTACGTCCGTGTAGACAATGTGCCAGGCGAAGAATTGCTGGTGCATAGCTCGCACCGCGATGTCGGTCTTCAGGATTGCATTTTCGTGTCCCACCGGACGAGCAAGACGCTATCCGAAGTGCGGCAGATGGGGATCGACTGCCCGGACGATTGGGCGGGCGAGGACTACGATCCGCGGTCGTCGGAGGAAGTGCAGTCGCGGGATCGGTTCGAGGAAGTCGGGCAATCGTCGGAGTCGGTCGATCCGGCTACGCGGCGCGTGACGTACAAGGAAATCTACGCGCGCATTGACGAGGATGGCGACGGCATTGCCGAGCTACGGCGTATCTGCATGGTCAATCGCCATGTGGTGATAGACGAGGAGGCGGACCTTATCCCGTTCGCGGTTGTCACTCCGGTGATCCAACCGCATCGGCATATCGGGTATGGGTATTACGACTTCCTCAAGGAAATCGAGCTAGCGCATACGGCGCTGCTGCGCATTTTCTTCGACAACAACTACCTGAGCGTGAATGGGCGTTATGCCATTTCGGATCGGGTGAACGTCGATGACCTGTTGGTAAGTCGTCCCGGTGGGCTGGTGCGGGTGCAGGGGTCGGTTGGTGACGCGATCATGCCGCTTACGCATCCGTCTACCGGCGAATCGGCGCTGGCGGCCATGACGTACCTCGATCAGTGGAAGAAGCAGGCCACTGGCGTGGTGCTGGATGCGCAGGTGCTGTCGGCAGACGTGCTGAACAAGAGCACGGCGACGGGCATTAGCCAGGCCATCAGCGTGTGGCAGACACGTATCGAGGCGGTGGCGCGGTGCTTTGCTGAGACTGGCGTTAAGGACTTGTTCCGCATCATCCATGCGCTGACGCTGAAGCACGCCGACGCAGAGGAACGGGTGCGCATCGATCAGACGTGGCAGACCGTGGACCCGCGCGAGTGGGTGCGGCGGACTGACATGACGGTATCGGTTGGGCTGGGCACGGGAAGCCGTGAGATGAAGGTGCAATTCCTCAACCAAGCGCTAATGCAGCAGGGCCAGGCGTTGGCGTCTGGTCTGCCGATCGTGCAGCCGCAGAACATGTACGAGACGGCGAAAGAGCTGTGGAAGGAAATGGGCTACCGGGACACGTCACGGTTCCTGACTGACCCCGCCCAAGCGCCGCCGAAGGAGCCGCCGCCGCCTGATCCCGCGATTCAGGTGGCGCAGATCAGGGAGCAGGGGGCCAAGGAGCGGGAGCAGATGAAACTCGGCCAACAGGCGCAAGCAGAGGCCGCGAAGGCGGCGGCGCAGCGGGAGATTGAAGCGGCCCAAGCGCAGGCGGACATCGTGACCGAGCGCACGAAGGCGCTGATCAAACAGCAGTCGGACGAGCATCGGTTAGCGATGGAGATGCAGGCCAAGCAGTTCGAGGCGCGGCTGGAGCAGCAGACGGCGATTCTGTTGGAGCAGATCAGGGCGAGTGCGCATGTTCACGCGGCGGCGATGACCCATGAACGACCGCCAGCAAGCTGAGTCGGGCCAGCGGGTCCATACGTTTCTGACGAGCCCCGAGTGGGAGCAGGCGTGGGATACGTTCCGCGACGTGATCTTGGCGGCGATGCAAGATCCCAAGTTCTCGATCGAGGACGTGCAGCACCATCGACGGTTGCTGTGGGCGGCGACGCAGGCGAAGCAGAATCTTGAGGCGATGGTGAACGACGGCAAAGTTGCCGCGGCCACGATTGCCCTGCAGCACGAGGATGAGCGGCGAGCGCGGATCAGGCGCGTCGTCGGGTAGAGGGATTCCCGCCTAGAGCGGGTCACGGTTTGCCAACGTCGTGAGGACGTAGGGAACCACATACGCAGGAGGCCATATGGCCGAAGTAGCGACTACTCCGCAGGATGTCGCCCCGTCGCCCTCTCTGGACGACAAGATCGCAGCCAAGCTGGGATTCGAACCCGAAGCGAAGTCGGATGAGCCCTCGGATACGCCGGAAGCGGCAACCGTAGAGGGTGAAGACGGCGAGACGCTGGCACTCGAACCCGAACAAGAAGCCGAGCCGCAAGGCGATGAAGTAGAGCTGACCCATAACGGGCAACAGGTTCGCGTCTCGAAAGAGCAAGCGAAGAACCTGGCGCAGATGGGCTATGACTACAACGTCAAGATGCAGTCGGTCAATGCCGATAAGGCAAGCATTCAGCGTGCCGCCCAAGCGCTCCAAGCGCAGGCGCACGTACAAGCGCAGTTGCTGGACCATGCTGCGGTGGTCAGGTCATACGACATGCAACTGGCCCAGTATCAGGGCATCAACTGGGCGCAACTGGCGCAAGAGGACCCCATCGGGGCTTCGCAACTCAAGATTCAGTACGACGCTCTTGCCGAGCAGCGCAATGGCGCGTTTGCGCAGATGTCGCAAGCGTTCCAACAGCACCAGCATGCGGCTGGCCATGTGTCTGCCGAAGTGCGGGCACTGGAAACGCAAAAGCTGCAAGAGCGGGTGCCGCAATGGAAGGACCACGCGAGGTATGCGAAGGAAGCGCCGGAGATGCACTCCGCGCTGATCCAGCAATACGGTTACGCCCCCGAAGAACTGGCCGGATCGCCGGTTCTGGAAGATCACCGGGCCATTGCCATCCTGCGGGATGCGTGGCTCTACCGCAAAGCGGTTGCGGCGGGCAAGACCAAGAGCCTTGCGAAAGTGCCGGGTGTCGCACGACCTGGGGCCGCGCAGCGGTCTGGCATCGACACCACGGGAATCCTGCAGAAGCAACTCAAGCAGTCCACGGACGTCGGCAAGAAGAAAGCCGCGTTCGACGGCCTCTTGGCCAAAAAACTGTTTGGGTAACTAACGGCGTGATGCCGTAAGGGAAAGCGAACCATGGCAATCGTCACTGGCAGCACGATCACGTATGGCGTTGGCTCGGCCGGCGGCAATCGTGAAGACCTGGAAGATGTGATTTGGGAACTGGACCCGCTGGAGACGTTCTGTCAGTCCACGTTTGACCGTGTGGATGGGCAGGCGACGTACCACGAGTGGGAACTGGATTCCCTGGTGGCCCCGGCCACGAATCGTCAGATCGAAGGCGATTCGGAGTCGTACACCTCGATCACGTCCCCGTCCCGTGCCGGCAACTACATGCAGATTCTGTACAAGCAGTTTCTGGTGTCGGGCACGCAGGAAGTGGTAGCGAAGGCTGGCCGCAAGTCGGAAATCATGCGGCAGACGAAGAAGCAGATGAAGGAACTGAAGAACGACTTTGAGTACGCGATTGTGCGTAATCAGGCGTCTTCGTCGGGCGGCTCGGCAACGGCCCGGTCGATGGGCTCGATCGAGTCGTGGATCCCGACGACGGACAACTCGGGCAACGGTGTGCGCGCGACGACTTCGGCGGCGGCCTCTACGGCGGCGTTTGGCGCGGGTGTGGTGTCGGCGCCGACCGATGGCACAACCACGGGCGCGCTGACGGAGGCGAAGTTCCGCGAGATGTTGCAGCTCGCGTGGATGGACGGTGGCAAGAATAACACCATCTTGGTGGAGCCGACGCAGAAGACGGCCATTTCGGCGTTCTCTGGCATCGCCACGAAGACCACGCAGATCCCGAACCAGAAGGTGCGGGCGGTGATTCAGGCATCGGCTGAGTTCTACGTGTCCGAGTACGGCGTGCATGAAATCGTGATGCACCGGTATGTACGCGCGAGCGTGGTGCTCGCCATCGACCCCGAGTATTGGGCGCTGGCGTTCCTGCGCAAGCCGTTCATGGAGAAGATGGCGAAGACCTCCGACGGCGAGAAGGTGGCGCTGCGGATGGAAGCCACGCTGGTGAGCCGCAACCACAACGCGAACGGCAAGGTTGTTGCCTGCGCGTAATGCAGGCGGGGCGGGAGCAATCTCGCCCCGTTTTCCATGAGCAACACGTGGGTCGAGTACAACCCTGACACGGGGATGACGGAGCACAACCGGGCGGATGAGCTTACCGGGGTGGTGCATGTCACTAAGGTGCAGGACGTGGAACCTTTGCTGGATCGCAACAAGGAGGTTGCGAACACGGGGGCGACAAACGAGGGGATCAAGAAGGGCCTATGGCACTACATGAGCATCCCGCCGGCGGTGCAGTACGAACTGTTGGTGAAGTACGGCGTGAACGTCCACAAGAAAGAGCATTGGCCAAAACTGTTTTCATTGGTCAACGAGCACTATCCGTACCTCAAGACGACGCACAAGCACCACGGGATGAAGGGCCAAGGCAAGGTCTACGGACCGCCCAGAGGCTCGCTGAAGCTGGCGAGCTAGATCAGGCGTGGGCGCTCGTCGATCGGTATCTGTCGTATGAGAGCCCGGACGATCCAGCGGCGTTGACGGTTGCAACGCAAATCTGGTTCAAGCAGCGCAAGATCACAGTCGCGCATGTGTTTGCGCAACGAGCGGTCGAGGTGGACCCGCAGAACGCCTATGCGTGGTCGAATCTCGGCATGCTGGAAGAACAGTTGTACCGCTTCGATAAGGCGGAAGCCGCGTTCAAGCGTGGGTTGTCGGTAGCTAAGTCGGACGACGCCAAGGGGAACCTGTATCTCAATTGGGCGTCGGCCCTAGTGAACAAGGGCGATTGGGAAGCTGCGGAACCGATTGCCAGGCAAGCTTACCGCCGCCGGCCGGAGAGCCAGAAGACGCGGGCCAATCTCGGCATGGTGTGTTTGGCCCGTGGTGAATGGGCCGAAGGCTGGCCCTTGTACGACGCGATCATCGGTTTCGACAACTCGCGGCGAAAGGTTCAGTACAGGGGCGAGCCGGTGTGGGATGGCTCGCCAGGTAAGCGCATCGTGATCTATGGCGAGCAGGGGCTAGGCGATGAGGTGTGCTTCGCCTCGATGATCCCGGATGCGTTGGAGCGGTCGCGGTCGGTGGTGATCGACTGCACGGACAAGCTCGCGGGGCTGTTTCGGCGCTCGTTCCCGAAGGCGACCGTGTACGGGACGCGCTGGGAAACGGGGCTGGGCTGGGACAAGCAGGACGCCGAGATAGACGCCAGTGTGAGCATGGGCGGGCTCGGCCGGTGGTTCCGCAATGATGCGGCGTCGTTCCCCCGCACGCCGTACCTTGAGGCTGACCCCGAGCGGCGGGCGATGTGGCGCGCGTTGTTCGATCGACAGCGCAAGCCGGTGATCGGTATCGCGTGGACCGGCGGTGTCCCGTGGACCGGGGACCGGTACCGCAAGTGGACGCTGGATGATCTCCTGCCGGTGTTTCGATCGGTGGATGCGGTATGGGTGAGCCTTCAGTACAAGGATGCCGGGAAGGAAATTGCGGCGTTCAGGGCGCGGCATCCGGACATTGACTTGCGGCAGTACGCCTATGCGACGCTGACGCAGGACTACGACGATACAGCGGCGTTGGTGGCCGAATGTGATCTGGTGTTCTCGATGCAGACCGGGGTGATTCACCTTGCGGGGGCGTTGGGTAAGGACTGCTGGTGCTTCGTGAACAGCCATCCGGGATGGCGTTATGGGGCGTCGGGTGACTCGATGCCGTGGTATCGGTCGGTGAGGTTGTACCGGCAGGACGGTGATGTATGGCCGCTGGTGAAGGCGGCTGAGGACTTGCGTGCGCGTTTTCGTCGGGTTTGACCCCCGCGAGGCCGTTGCCTATCACGCCTGCGTGCAGTCGATCATCGAGACCGCGCGCGACCCGCTGGCCTTGCAATTCACGCCGGTGACGGGGCCGCTGCGGGACGGCTCCAATGCGTTCATCTACGCACGGTTTCTGGTGCCGCACCTGTGTGGCTTCAGTGGCTTCGCCGTGTTCCTCGATGGTGACATGGTGGTGCGAGCGCCGATCGAAGACCTGTTCGCGCAGCAACGCTGGGGCGTAGGAGCGCTGGTGGTCAAGCACGACTATCTGACGAAGCACCCGGTGAAGTACCTCGGGAACAAGAACGAGGACTACCCGCGCAAGAACTGGTCGAGCGTGATCCTGTGGAACTGCGGGTACTTCCCGAATCGCATCCTGACGCCGGAGTACGTGGCGCAGCAGCCGGGATCGCATCTACACCGCTTCGGCTGGCTGAAGGACGAGCAGATCGGAGCCTTGCCGGATGAGTGGAACCGGTTGGTGCTGGAACAGGACGTGATGGATGCAGACAAGATTCTGCACTACACCATCGGTACGCCGTGTTTCTCCGAATACGCGACCTGTGACCGCGCGGACGAATGGCACGCAGTCCACAAGAGGATGAACGCCCCGTGCTGATTCTGACCGATGACCAGCGGCGCGAGCGGCTGATTTCCGACGAGTACCGCCGGCAGCAGGTGGAACTCCACGAGGACGAGAACTACGGCGTTGCGTCTACCCACTTTGCATCTTTGGTGGCGAAGGTGGTGAATCAGTACGGCGTAGATGAGATGTTGGACTACGGCGCGGGGAAGGGACGGTTGGCGCAGACGTTGATCCGGGATCGGCTCATTGATCATCCGATGCGCATTCAGCACTACGAGCCCGCCGTGGTGGAGTGGGCGGACATGCCGGAGCCATGCGAGATGGTGGCTTGCCTGGACGTGCTGGAGCACATCGAGCCAGCGCTGCTGGACAACGTGCTGGATGATCTGCAGCGCGTCACCAAGAGTATTGGCCTGTTCACGGTGTCCACAGTGGAAGCGATGAAGGTGCTGCCGGACGGGCGCAATGCTCACTTGATTGTCGAGCCGGCCTCGTGGTGGTTGCCGAAGATTCTTGAGCGGTGGGACTTGCACGTTTTCCAGAAGACGCAGGACGGGTTCATGGTGTTGGTGATGGCCAACGAGATTGAGAGGCAGTAGATGGCGCGATCAACGGTAACGGCGAACAACTATTCCCGGTCGGCGGCGATCACGCCATCGGATACGGTGTCCTTGGCGGCGGTCTGTGACGCGATCTTGGTCGCGGCGGCGGGGAACATCTCGGCGGTTGACGTGGCCGGCGGGTCGATTACGATCACGTCGGCACCCGTGGGCATTCTTCCGTTGAACCTGTCGCGGGTGAACGCGACGGGGACGACGGCGACGGTGTACGCGCTGTACTTCGCCTAAATGGCCATCACGACCGGCGCCGAGCTTGCTACGGCTGCTGCTAACTGGCTGGCGCGGGCGGACCTTACGTCGCGTATTCCTGAGTTTGTCGCGCTGGCGGAAGCGAAGCTGAATCGGAGCCTGCGGACCCGTGACATGGAGACGAAGAACGCGACGTTTTCCATCACGGGTGAATATGTCGCTGTACCGGCGGGGTTTCTGGAAACCAAGTCGTTCTATCTGAACACGAACCCGAAGAAGTCGCTTTCGTACCTACCTGACGATGCGCAGACGGATGCGTATGGCGCGGGCACAGGAACGCCGCGATTCTTCTGCGTGGTTGGCGGTAACTTTCGCTTTGCCAAGGTGCCGGATGCTACGTACTCATCGACGCTGACCTACTACACGGCGTTGACTTCGGTGAGTGCGGGCGGATCAGCGGTCAATTGGCTGTTGACGAGCCATCCCGATGTGTACCTGTACGGGACGCTTTTGGAGGCCGCGCCGTACCTGCAAGACCCTGCGACGGCGAGCCAGTGGGCGAGCGCGTTTCAGGCCGTGATGGAGAATTTGCGCAGTGCAGATGCGCGTAGCCGTTGGGGCAATGGCATGGCTGTGAGGGCTGGCTAGTGCCGTTGGTCTATCGGCTGCACTACGCACCGGACATTGATCAAAACTGGGCGGTTAACCCAGGCGTATGTGGTGTTATGTCTGGGATGGCGGTAGACCGGAAAGGCAACCTATCAACCATTTGTCGGGACGGTGGGGGAGGATTTACCGTCACTGGGACCGATGCATTGCATGCTGAAATTTTCCAGCAAACGTCGGGAAGCGTTCGATTTCTCGTGTTCCGCAAACAAAGTATTGATGAGTATGACAGCGCCGGAACGCGCACCAATCGAGGGTCAGGATACAACGCTAGTACGGTAGACTGGGATGCTGTGGCATGGGGCAACCAGATCATTGCGTGCAACTATCTGGACGCCACACAGAGCAGCACCGGTGGCGCATTCTCCGGGCTCGGGGGCGGAGCCCCGAAGGCGAGATATGTTGCCGCGAACGTCAATTTCGTCATGTTCGCGGATGTGAATGACGGTGGGTCCAACGTTTACAGCGATATGGTGTGGTGGTCCGGGGTCCGCAATCCGAATACGTATACCCCGAGTCAGGCGACACAGGCCGGGGCGATTCGCTTGCTTGATGTGCCTGGGCCGATCACGCGGGTTGTAGCGTTCGGTGACAAATTCGTTGCGTTCAAGGATGGCGGCATATTCCTCGGGCAGTACGTAGGACCGCCCTATGTATTCTCGTGGAAATTGGTCAGCCTAATTGGTTGTTCGTTCCCAAAGTCAGTTGTTGAGGTTGGTGGGCGGCTGTTCTTTGCGCACAGAACTGGCGTGTTCATGTTCGACGGAACGTCTGTCGAAAATGTTGGGTATGGTGTATGGAGTTCGATCAAGGCGTGGTACTACGATGGTGGCGCATATAACCTCAGGGCATGTGTCGATGACGAGGACGGGACAGTTTGGATTCTTACGTCTAATCAAAGCGCTG